TAGTTGAGATCAAGGTCCGCTATCCCTACCCTGCGGAGTAAACTATGGAAACGATGGAAGTTGTTGAGACGGCTATGCAGTGGATCGTTGCCCCAATTGCGGGCTTTGTTTTCTGGATGTATCGCACACAGCAAGACCACTCTACCAAGCTGGCTGTGCTTGCGGCGGTGCATGAGGCGAACAAAGAAGCCCATGATCGAGAGTTCAAAGAGATGCGAGAGAATTTCAAGCGTGTATTCGAAAAGCTGGACGGTATCGAAGCCGCTTTGAGAAAATGACCGTGCCGTTGATCTGGGTGGGCTATACCCACCTTTGGATCGACGGGCGCATGGTATTTGTGAAGATTTGCAGGTATACTGCGGACGTAGCACTGGCGGTCCATCCGCTGTTTCCCTGCCCGCCGTTCTGGAGCCTGTAGATGTTCGACCCAGTTAGCATCGGCATGGCTCTTAGTATCGGAAGCAAAGCCTTCTCGATGCTCAAGCAGGGCATCGCCGCCGGGCGCGAGATCCAAGACATGGCATCCCAGCTCTCCGAATGGGGCAAGGCGGTCTCGGACATCGCTTATGCAGCGGAGCGCGCCAACGAGCCGCCGGGGATCTTCAAGACCCTATTCGGCAGCACCTCCCAGCAAAGCGCGATCGACATCTTCGCCGCCCAGAAGCAATGCGAGCAGCAACGCAAGGAGCTCAAGCAGCTCATCACCTACACCTATGGGAACGACGCGTGGCAACAGTTCACGGACATCGAGCGTCGCGTCCGGGAGAAGCAGCGCGAGCAGGTCTACCGCCGTCGAGAGCTGATCGAGGGGCTGATCGAAGCCGCGCTTTGGACGGGGATCATCGCCGTGACGATCGTCCTTGCGGGCGTCGGTCTATATTTCTGGGGCGTTTATCTAGGGAGGTGGTGACATGATCGAAAAACTGGTCTGGATAGGCTTCTGCGGCGCGCTCGCAGGGATCTTCTATCTCTCGGGGGACGGATGGTTCCGATACCCGTGTCAGGATCCGCTCAACAGAGACACCGTTCAATGCAAACCGCCGATCTGCTCGGCAACCCGGACGTGCCCGTCCGATCTCACAGGAGGCGCAGGCAATGTCACGCAATAAGAACGACCCCGATATGCTCGAGGCGCGCTTGCGCTATTTCATCGGCTGCTCGCTGGTCGTAATCCTCGGCGGAACGATCTTCGCGATCCTCTACTCGCTGGTCTTCGTCACGCAGCCGTTCGAGGCGTCGGAGAACGATCGCAAGTTCTTCGAGCTCCTCACCCCGATCGCCTCGTTCATCGTCGGCGCGCTGGGCGGCGTGATGGCCGCAGGCAATAACCGAAGCAAAGGCGGCAACGATGACGAGCCGCCAAGACAGGAGTTCACAGAATGATCGGGCTCAAGCTGGTCGGCGCGCTCGTCGGGCGCAAGGTGAAAGAGAAGGCGATCGACGCCGTCCTCGATAAGGTGGATCTCCCGGATCAGGTCGAGGACGCTCTCAAAACGGCGGTCGTCGGTCCGCGCCCGGGTTTTCTCGGCAAGATCGGGAAGGTCTTAAAGAAATGATGCTCCGGATCGCGGGCGCTCTCGCCGTCCTCGCCGCGCCGGTGGCTGCGGAGCAATACAAGATCCAGCGCGTGATAGACGGGGACACCGTCGAGATCGCGGTCCCGTGGATCCCGCCTCCGCTTCCGCCGAAGCTCTCGATCCGCGTCCTCGGGATTGACACGCCGGAGAAGGCACCGCGCGCCCAGTGCGATGCCGAGGCAGACTTGGCCAAGAAGGCCAGCGCCTTCACCAAGAAAGCCGTGGCAGAGGCCACCGAGATTGAGGTGGATATCCTCAAATGGGACAAATACGGGGGCCGTGTGCTGGGCGACATTTACATCGACCGCCAGAGCCTCGCCGAAATGTTGATCGCAGCCAAGCTGGCCCGCCCATACAAGGGTGACGCCAAGCAGTCGTGGTGCGAATAAGGATCCTGAAAAATGCTGACCAAAGAAAAGATCGTCCATCTCTTGCACGGAAACCCTGACGCAGATGCGTGGGCCGATGCCGCGATGGAAATCCTGCCGAAGTATGAGATCAGCACGCCGAACCGCGTGGCTGGTTTCTTCGCGCAATGCGGCCACGAAAGCGCCGGGTTTAAGGTGCTGGAAGAAAACCTGCACTACCGCGCCGAGACGCTGGATAAAATCTTCCCAAAGTATTTCAAGAACGCCGGACGCGACGCAAGCGCCTACGCCAAGCAGCCTGAGAAGATCGCCAACGTGGTCTATGCCTCGCGCATGGGCAATGGCGATACCGCCAGCGGTGACGGCTACAAGTTTCGCGGCCGCGGGCCGATCCAGCTTACCGGGCGGGACAATTACACCGCCTTCGGCAAGACCATTGGCCTGACGGCTGAAGAAGTCATCGACTATGTGACCACCAAGAAGGGCGCTCTGGAAAGCGCGTGCTGGTATTGGAACAGCCGGAACATCAACGCGGCCTGTGACGCCAACGACATCGTCAAGATGACCAAGCTTATCAATGGCGGCACCATCGGGCTAGATGATCGGACCAAGCACTACAAGGAGGCGCTGGCCGTTCTTGGCGGCGCTGCTCTTGCCGCCGCGCCTGTGACCTCGTCTGTGTCTGAGACGCTGCGCCGTGGCTCTAAAGGCGAAGCTGTCAAGAAAATGCAGGCCAAGCTGGGTCTGGCAGCCGACGGCGACTTCGGCCCCGGCACCGAGGCTGCGCTGAAGAAGTGGCAAACAGCCAACGGTCTAACAGCCGACGGCGTCGCTGGCCCTAAGACATTGGCGAAGTTGCTCGCGTAATGTAGTATGCGCGCAACAGGAGATTGCCATGCCGCTCATCCCGCTCCAAATCCCGCCCGGCGTTTATCGCAACGGGACCGAGTATCAGGCCAGCAACCGCTGGTACGATGCCAATCTCGTCCGCTGGATTGAGGGCACCATGCGCCCGGTCGGCGGCTGGAGGGCACGAAACACGGTCGGCACGACAGCGCCACGGGCGGCTTTGGCGTGGTCGGATCTCACTGGTGGCCGCAGGTATGTCGTTGGTTTCCACAATGCCCTGAAGTCCGTTCTGGCATCCGGGGCCATTACTGACATCACGCCGTCCGATCTGACCAGCGGGACACTTTCTGGAACGGTAAACCTTGGCTACGGCGGTGGGTTTTACGGGGACGATGCCTACGGCGTTCCCCGCCGAGACAATGGGGTGTTTAGCGAGGCGACCACTTGGGCGCTGGACAACTGGGGGCAAAACCTTGTCGCCTGCTCGACCGCCGACAAGCGTCTTCTTGAGTGGGATTTGAACGTCTCCAACAACGCGGCGGCCATCTCTGGCGCTCCGACCGACAACCTGTCTCTTGTCGTCACCGCAGAGCGGTTCTTGTTCGCACTCGGGGCTGGCGGCAACCCGCGCAAGGTTCAGTGGTGCGACCGGGAGGACAACACAGTCTGGACGCCGGAGACCACAAACGAGGCTGGCGACATTGAACTGCAGACCAGCGGCCAGATCATGCTGGGCATCAAGACGCGTGGCCAAACCCTGATCCTGACCGACCAAGACGCCCACTCGGCCACCTATCAGGGGCCGCCGTTTGTGTACGGCTTTGAGCGTGTCGGCTCCGCGTGCGGCGTCATTGCCCGCAAGGCCGCCGTTTCTGTGGACGAGGGCATCTTCTGGATGGGCAAGCGTGGCTTCCACATCTACTCCGGCGGCGCGGTCCAAGATATCCCGTGCGATGTTTCCGACTACGTCTTCGGCGACATGAGCAGCGCGCAAACCTCAAAAATTTACGGCGTCAGCAATCAGCAGTTCAACGAGATCTGGTGGTTCTACCCGTCGGGCGCGTCCAATGAGAATGACCGCTACGTCGTCTTCAACTACGCCGAGCGGCACTGGTCGATTGGCACCCTGTCGCGCACGGCTGGCGTAGACAGCGGCGTGTTCCGCAACCCGATCTGGTTCAACACTGACGGTGTATCCTACGATCACGAAACTGGTCTGGCCCTCGACGGTGCAGACGTCTTTGCCGAGAGCGGGCCGATCAGCCTCGGCGCGGGCGACAACGTCATGGTGGCCACCATGCTGATCCCGGACGAGAAGACGCAGGGCGACGTCAATGCGACGTTCAAGACGCGCTTCCACCCTAATGACACGCAGCGCAGCTACGGGCCGTATTCGATGGCCAACCCTACCAGCGTGCGCTTCACAGGCAGGCAGGTGAACGTGCGAGTTGACGGTGCGCGCCTCGCGGACTGGCGCGTCGGCGTCATGCGCCTTGACGCCAAGCCGGGTGGCCTGCGGTGAGTTTAGGTTTCGCCCCGCCACCAGTAACGCCTGACCTGCAGGTGTGGGCGCAAAACATTGTGTCGTATCTGCGCCGCACCGCGTCTCGCTTGCAGTTCAAGAATGTGACATCTTCGGCCGTCGAGGACGGGTCGATCCTGTGGGATCCTGTCGGCGGGCACCCTGTCGTCTCCAAGGGCAGCGTCTGGCGGCAGATCGTGCTGGCCGACGGTTACGCCATCTTCGGGCAAGACGCCAACATCACGGCGGCGGCTCCCAGCACGGCGTACAAGATCGCCTTGGACAATGTCGCCTCGGCGGGCATCACGCTGACCGGATCTCCGGCGACAGACATCACGTTTGTCGAGGGTGGCCTGTATGAAATCGCCTTCACGGCGCAGATCGCAAGCTCGTCGTCCAGCACGGTGGAGTTCCGCTTCTGGCCGCGAGTGAACACGGTAGACGTCGCTGGCAGCACTATCGTCGCCAGCCTGCACAACAACGGCGCGACGATCACGGTGTCCCGGACGGCGATTTTCAGTTTCGACGCGGGCGACGTTCTGAACGTCATGTGGGCCACCGACAGCACCAGCGGCAGCCTGACGGCGCACGCCGCGACAGCCTACGCCCCGGCAGCCCCTTCCGTGACTGTCGCCATCACGCGGGTGCAGGCATGAACATCATAGACGCCAACCGCAAGCACATCGAAGCCGCGCTGGAGTACAGCGGCGGCACGCACCTCTTCGAAGATGTCAAAGAGGCCATCCTCGACGGCCGCATGCAGCTATGGCCAGCGCCGAATAGCTGTGCCGTGACAGAGATCGTCGAGTATGCTAGAAAGAAGGTGCTGCACGTCTTTCTCGCCGGAGGGCAGATGGATGAAGTGGTCGGTGGCATAGAAAGCGTGGCCGATTGGGGCCGACAGCACGGGTGCCAAAGCATGACAATTTCTGGCCGCAAGGGCTGGGAGCGGATCTTGGACAAGAGCGGGTTTCGCCCCGTCATGGTCGTGATGGAGAAGGAACTGTA